AACCACTTCAACCATCAAAGGGTATCGGTAGTGAGATTCTCGGTGAAAAGAAAGATCCCTGCTGGGATGGATATAAGCAAGTTGGTATGAAGAAGAAGGGAAAGAAAATGGTTCCCAACTGTGTGAAGGAGGGTCAGTCAAACTGGAGACAAGAACTTGCTGAAGAAGGTGTTGATAGGTTAAAAGATAAAAAACAGGGTAGCGAATCAAAACCAACAAAACCAGAATATAAAAATCCTTATGGTTTAAAGGGTATTGGACCAGGAATTAGAGGATTGATACAAAAGGCACACTTCGAACCAGAAGGTGAACTTATCGAAGACTGGCAAAAAGCAAACCGTAAAGACGGCGTTGATGGGATGAGTCAGTCATCCGTCGATGCTTATAAGCGTGAGAACCCAGGTTCTAAACTCAAGACTGCCGTAACTGAGAAAAAACCAACTGGTAAGAGAGCAAAGAGACGCAAGTCATTCTGTGCTCGCTCTAAAGGTCAAAAGGATATGCATAACATTGATTGCTCTAAGACCCCAGAGAAAAAAATCTGTAAAGCACGTAAACGCTGGAGATGCTAATGAAAACTTTTAAGCAGTTTCAAGAACAAATTGTACCAAAACCACTTGGTCCGATGAGAACCGTAAAAGGTAAAAAAATTATGCCAAGACCTTTAGATATGCGTACACCAGAACAAAAAATGGATAGTGTAAAAGGTCAAGCCTATCGTAAGTTTGGACACTACTAATGAAATCCTTCAAACAATTTTTACAAGAAAGTATCACTATTAATGGTGATTTCAACGGAACTCTTAATATAGGTGGTTCCCAACCAGAACAACAGCAGGAAGAATCATTCTCTGCTGATATTGTTTGGGAAGGTAAAATCTACCGCCTTGAAGTTGATGGTCCAATGATGAGCAAGAGCGAACTTGCTGAACATCTTCTAAATCAATATCCTGGGGCAATTATTCAGAACATATATCCAGCAAGTTATTCATCATCAAAAATTAAAAGCGCACAAAGGTATAGACCTGAAAGATTATCTTGGAGTGACTAATGGCTCAGTGGAATAAAAATCAACAAGATTATCTCAATCAAGAGAGAACTCTCTTTGAAGTTTTCATGTGTGCCGATAGATACGGCAATATTGGAAACTGTGGAATAACTTCTGGACCTACCAGTGGTGGGTCTGATGCTTTTGGTAGAATGAGAGTATCTGATACTTTCACTCTTGCCGACTATTCTCACATTTATGGTGAAGAGGTAGAACTTCTTACAAAGACTGTTGGTACAGCATCTACAACTCAAGTAAACCCAAATACAGCATCTATTGCCTTGATTGTTGGAACTGGTGCAACAGATCAGGTGATTCACCAGTCCAGAATGTATCACCACTACATGCCTGGCAAGTCTCAGTTTGTGCTTACTAGTTTTAACTTCACCGATGTGAGAGAAAATACTACAAAGAAGATTGGATATTTTGACGATAGAAACGGAGTATTCGTTCAACAGGAGGGAAACGGAACTGTTTCTGTTGTAAGACGATCATATAACACAGGAATTACCAGTGATACGGTTATTAATCAATCCGATTGGAACTTGGATAGGTTAGACGGAACAACTCTTTCTGGTATTGAACTAGATTTTACAAAAACCCATCTGTTTGCAGCAGACTTTCAGTGGTTAGGTGTTGGTAGAGTTCGTTGTGGATTTGTCATCGGTGGACAGATGATTTATTTTCACGAATTTAATCATTCCAACATTGAAGAACATGCATATTGGTCACTCCCATCTCTTCCAATTCGTTGTGAGGTTGCTAATACTGGAGCTGCCGTAGGCATTACATCAATGGAACAAATCTGCTCCACTGTAATGAGTGAGGGTGGATATGTTGAGACTGGCGTTGAGTTTGGTGCCTTTGATGGTCCAATATCTTTCTCTTCTTCTGGTGGAGCAACAGGTAGACAATGTGTTATGGCAATTCGTTGTAAGAATACATTCAAAGGAATCCCAAATAGAACAACAGTAAGATTAACTGACATTGAAGTTTTGAGTGATGCTACAAACTGCAGACTTGAAATTTGGAGATTGCCTGGCAACAGTAATATTACTGGTGGAAGTTGGGTAGATGCTGATAATGACTCGGCAGTTGAATACAATGTTACGGTAGGAACCAACTTTACAACAACTGGTGGAGATTTAAGACAGGCAACTTTGATTGCTGCTAATAATCCATCAGGTCAGCAAGCATCTGCTACCGTTTCATTTAATCCAACGAGTGCTAGAAGGTCTTACATAGCACAAAATATTGATTCCAACGACAGTAATATTTTTGCCGTTATCGTTCAGAACCTAGATACTAATACAACCACAGATATTTGGAATACTATTCAGTGGCGAGAAACTAGATAGGTGATTTTTTATGAGTGAACAGTATCTTGGTAATCCAAATCTAAAAAAAGCAAATACACCGATTAACTTTACTGAGGAACAAATCCTCGAATTCTTGAAGTGTAAAGAAGATCCTGTATATTTTGCCAATAACTATATCAAGATTGTTTCTCTTGATGAGGGTCTTACACAGTTTCATCCTTATCACTTTCAGGAAAAGTTAATCAACAACTTCCATGAGAATAGATTCAACATATGTAAGATGCCTCGTCAGACAGGCAAATCTACAACTGTCGTATCTTACTTGCTCCACTATGCAGTTTTTAACGATAGTGTTAATATTGGTATCCTCGCCAACAAAGCAGCAACGGCAAGAGAACTTCTAAGTAGGTTACAAACTGCATACGAAAACTTGCCTAAATGGATGCAACAGGGTATACTATCTTGGAACAAAGGATCCATGGAGTTGGAGAATGGCAGTAAGATACTGGCAGCTTCTACGTCTGCAAGTGCTGTCAGAGGTATGTCATTTAACATCCTCTTTCTCGACGAGTTCGCGTTCGTCCCAAATCACGTTGCTGACTCGTTCTTTGCATCTGTTTATCCTACTATTACTTCTGGTAAAAACACCAAAGTAATTATCGTATCTACGCCACATGGTATGAATCACTTCTACCGTATGTGGCATGATGCGGAGAAAGGAAAAAATGAATACGTTCCAACGGATGTTCATTGGTCAGAAGTTCCTGGTAGAGATGAGGTCTGGAAAGAACAAACTATCGCCAACACTTCGGAGCAGCAGTTCAAAGTTGAGTTTGAATGTGAGTTCTTAGGATCGGTTAATACACTAATTAACCCATCAATCCTTAAGAATCTCATCTACGAAGATCCTATTCAAAGTAATGCTGGATTAGATGTCTACGAAAAGGTCCAAAAAGAACACAATTACCTTATTACTGTTGACGTTGCTCGTGGTCTGGGGAATGATTACTCTGCATTTATCGTTGTTGATATCACAGAATTTCCTTATAAGATTGTAGCAAAATATAGGAACAATGAAATAAAACCAATGTTGTTCCCAAATATTATTCAACAGACAGCAAAACAGTATAATGATGCTTGGGTACTAGTAGAAGTTAATGATATTGGAGAACAGGTAGCAAATATTCTTCACTACGACTTAGAATATGAAAATATGCTGATGGCGGCAATGAGAGGTCGTGCTGGACAAGTAGTTGGACATGGTTTTTCTGGTAAGAAGTCTCAGATGGGAGTTAGAACAACGGCACAAGTTAAAAAACTTGGTTGTTCCAACTTAAAGACTCTTATTGAAGATTTTAAACTTCTTACACTTGACTACCAAATTATCTCAGAGTTGACTACGTTCGCTCAACGCCACAATTCCTTTGAAGCAGAAGAGGGTTGTAATGATGACTTGGCAATGTGTTTGGTTATTTTTGCTTGGTTGGTAGCACAAGACTACTTCAAGGAAATGACTGATAATGATATTCGCAAAAGAATCTACGAAGAACAGAAAAATCAGATTGAACAGGATATGGCACCATTTGGATTCCTGGATGATGGAATCAATGACATAACAGGTTCATTTACGGATGATAATGGTGATAGATGGCATACTGATGAGTATGGTGATCGTTCTTATATGTGGGAGTATTATTGATGAACTTAGATGACCAACTAAAACTAGGTCATCTTCTCCTTTATGAGAGAAAGTGTAGGATATGTGGTAAAACAAAAAATTTAGTTGATGGATTTTACAGGACTAGAAAAGATAGAGGTCCTGTAGCATCGTCATATTCATATGAATGTAAAGAGTGTACCAAGAAGAGAATGATTGTTAGTAAAATGACTAACGCAGTGTTTGATAAATGGGAATATCCCGATTGGTAGACATCACGGCTCGATTCCCCACTGAAAATACCCCTTTCCATAAATATTTTTAGATAATTCTGGCACCAAGGAGAACAACAGATGCCTCTAAATTTAGCATCTCCTGGAATTGTAGTAAGAGAAGTTGACTTAACTATTGGAAGAGTCGATCCAGTCTCTGGTTCGGTTGGGGCGCTTGTTGCTCCTTTCGCCAAGGGACCTGTTGACCTTCCTCAATTAATCGAAAATGAGGATGATCTCTTAGACACTTTCGGTAGACCATACTCAGTCGATAAGCACTACGAAAACTGGATGGTTGCTTCATCATATCTCGCATATGGTGGTGTAATGAGAGTTTCTAGAGCAGACGATGCCGAACTCAAAAATGCTTTCGTCGGCGCTGCTTCAAGTATCAAGATTAAGAGTACAGAGCACTATGAGCAACTTGGTTATGATGAGAATACCATCACTAACGTAACTGTTGCTGCTAGAAACCCTGGTACTTGGGCAAACGGACTCAAAGTTGCCATCATCGATGGTAGAGCAGACCAAATTCTTTCGGGTATTACCACAACTAACGTTTCCGTTGGATACGGTTTTACCGCTGCTGTTCCCGCTGGAACAGTTCTTGCTGGTGCTGGTACAACTTCAGTTCTTGACGGTTACCTTTCTGGAACTATCACCGAAGTCGGTGCTGGTACGGTCTCCGTCAAAGTTCTTCAGCACGTATCTCTTGCTGGAACTAGAACAAACGTTGACTACACTCAAAACGGTGTATATGCGCTTCCACAAACTGGAAACGTTGCTATCCACACCAACGGACAAGCATCATCGTTCGCAAGCAGAGCATACACTGGAGAAACCGATTGGTTTGAAAATCAGTCAATCGCACTTTCAGTAGGATCTCTTGAGTGGGACCAGTTAGCAAACCGTCCTGGAACTTCCGATTACGTTACTGCCAGAGGTGGTAGATTTGACGAAGTTCACGTTGTTGTCATTGATGACAAAGGAACAATCACTGGAAACGCAGGTACTATCCTTGAGAAGCACCTGAATCTTTCCAAGGCAAAAGATGCTGAGTTCTCTGTAGGTTCACCTTCTTATTGGAGAAAGTACCTCTACACCAACTCCGAGTACATCTTTGGTGGTTCTGCTCCTGTTGGAATCACAACAATCGCACATAGTGACAACGGCGCTGCTTCGTTCGAACTTGATAGCGATTCTGGATGGGATCAAGACGCAGACAAAGTTAACTTTGCTGGTGCTGGTACTGTTACCGTAACTCTTGCTGGTGGAACTAACTACGGCGGCAAGACAGATTACACCACCGCAGGTGCTTTAAACTCTGGTCTTGATGACATCATTACTGGACTTGGCAAGTTTGAGAACACTGAAGAGTATGAAGTAGACTTCATTCTCATGGGTTCTGCAAACTATCCTAAGTCCCAAGCACAAGCACTTGCTAACAAGTGTGTTGCAGTTGCTGAAGCAAGAAAGGATGCGGTAGCATTCATTTCACCTTACAGAAACGCATTCATCACTGATAATACTGTAGGAAGTGTAACTGTTAACAATATTGATGATATCACCAATAACGTAATCAGTTTCTACTCCGCAGTAACTTCCACAACTTATGGAATCTTTGATAGTGGTTATAAGTACATGTATGACCGCTTCAATGATACTTTCCGTTATGTCCCACTGAACGGCGACATCGCAGGAACCTGTGCTAGAACGGATATCGAACAGTTCCCATGGTTCTCACCTGCTGGAACTTCTAGAGGAGCAATCCTTAACGCAGTCAAACTGGCATACAACCCAGGTAAGAAGCAAAGAGATCTTCTGTATTCCAACAGAATCAACCCAGTCATCTTCTCCCCAGGAGCAGGAATCATCCTCTTCGGTGATAAGACTGGATTTGGTAAGTCATCCGCATTTGATAGAATCAACGTTCGCCGCTTGTTCCTCTATCTGGAAGACGCAATCTCTGCTGCTGCGAAGGACTTCCTCTTCGAGTTCAACGATGAGATTACAAGAACTAACTTTGTAAACATTGTTGAACCATTCCTCCGCGACGTTCAGTCCAAGAGAGGTATTCAAGATTATGTTGTTATTTGTGACGAGACCAACAACACCGCTGCTGTTATTGACAACAACGAGTTCGTTGCTGACATCTTTATCAAACCAGCGAGATCGATCAACTTCATCGGTCTTACCTTCATTGCCACCAGAACTGGTGTTGCTTTTGAAGAAGTAATCGGCTCCGTTTAATTCAATTAGAGGTTAATCCCAATGCCATCTAGAAGACAAATTAATCCACCCCCACTAAGAAAGATTACCGACTTCAAGAGTAAGTTAACGGGTGGTGGCGCTCGCGCCAACCTCTTTGAAGTCGTTCTTCAATTCCCAGATCTGGCACAACCAGATTCTGCTACTCTTGAGAAGTCAAGATTCTTGGTCAAGGGGGCAAACATGCCTGCCTCCAACATTGCCCAAATCGAAGTACCTTTCAGAGGTCGTGTTCTAAAAATCGCAGGTGATAGAACCTTCGATTCCTGGACCGTTACCGTTCTGAACGATACCGACTTCTCCATCCGCTCCGCATTCGAGCGTTGGATGAACACCATCAACAGAGTATCTGATAACACTGGTCTGGTTAACCCAGCAGATTATCAAGCAGATGCTTATGTTTATCAGTTAGACCGCGATGGTTCTGTTCTCAGATCCTATCGTTTCTATGATGTGTTCCCAACCCAAGTATCACCAATTGAACTTTCTTATGATGCTCAAGGCATCCAAGAATTCACCGTTGAACTTCAAGTTCAGTGGTGGGAAGCTGCTAAGGGCACTGGCGCCAATGCTGGTGGTGAAGACATCAACTAAATAGAAGAAGGAAAAGACTCGTTTTAACTTATTATGGCCAAACTTTTTGGTTTCTCTATTGACGGTAATCAGAATAAGTCACCTTCAATCGTCTCCCCCGTTCCTGAAACTAATCAGGACGGGGTTGATAATTATATCAGCAGTGGATTTTATGGTCAGTATGTTGATATTGAAGGTGTATATCGAACAGAGCATGATTTAATTAAAAGATACAGAGAGATGGCACTTCATCCAGAAGCGGATGGTGCCATCGAAGATGTTGTTAATGAAGCAATCGTTAGTGACCTATATGATTCTCCTGTAGAAATTGAATTATCAAACTTAAATGCTAGTGAGGCACTCAAAAAGAAGATAAGAGCAGAATTCAAATATCTCAAAGAAATCTTAGACTTTGATAGAAAGTCGCATGAAATCTTTCGCAACTGGTATGTTGACGGAAGACTTTATTATCTCAAAGTAATCGACCTTAAGGCACCTCAAGAGGGAATCAAAGAATTAAGATATATTGATCCTCTTAAAATTAAATATATCCGCCAAGAGAAGAAGAATCCAAACGGAAAAACCGATAATGGTTTAATTAGAATCAATAAGACTGAAGATATTAATAAGGGAATGGAGTTTGAGGAGTATTTTCAATATACTCCATCTCCAAATGCCACTTATGGTTTGAATGCCATGAGTCGTGGAAATGCCAAATCAATCAGATTGGCAAAAGACGCAGTTACATATTGTACTTCTGGTCTGGTAGATAGAAACAAGAATACCGTTCTTTCATATCTCCACAAAGCAATCAAGGCACTCAATCAACTTAGAATGATTGAGGACTCTCTGGTTATCTACCGTTTGAGTAGAGCACCTGAGCGTAGAATTTTCTACATTGATGTTGGTAATCTTCCTAAAGTAAAGGCAGAGCAATACCTCAAAGAGGTTATGTCTCGCTACAGAAATAAACTTGCTTATAACGCACAGACTGGTGAAGTCCGTGATGACCGTAAGTTTATGTCCATGATGGAAGACTTCTGGTTGCCTAGAAGAGAAGGTGGTCGCGGTACTGAGATCACCACCCTACCTGGCGGTCAGAATCTGGGAGAACTCTCAGATATCGAATACTTCCAGAAAAAACTTTACAGAGCACTTGGAGTTCCAGAATCTAGAATTGCTGCCGATGGTGGTTTCAACCTTGGTCGCTCTTCTGAGATTCTGAGAGATGAACTCAAGTTTGCTAAGTTTGTTGGTCGTCTTAGAAAGCGTTTTTCCAACATGTTCAACGACATGTTGAAGACGCAATTGATTCTCAAGAACATCATTACCCCAGAAGATTGGGACGTAATGAGAGATCATATTCAATATGATTTCTTATATGATAATCAGTTTGCTGAACTCAAAGAAAAAGAACTCACTGAGGGTAGACTAACACTTCTTTCGCAGGTAGAGCCATTCATTGGCAAGTACTTCTCTACAGAATATGTAAGAAAGAGAATCCTTCGTCAAACTGATCAAGAAATCATTGAGATTGATGAGCAGATTGAAGATGAGATTAAAAAAGGAATCATTCCAGATCCTTCAACAATTGACCCAGTAACTGGACAACCACTTCCACAAGCAGGTGGTGAAGGTGCTGGTATGGAAGGTATGGGTGAAGATCCAATGGCGATGGGAGATGTTCCGATGGAACCTGATATGGAAGCCGCTGCTGCCGATGCCATGGAAATCGACAAAAAGTACGAAAGAGACAGTAGAAAGTCTGAGTTATAAATATATTATATTAACTTATTGATTTTTTATGGAAGATGTTGTCGATTTGATCGCTACTGATGCTTCGGCTTCAGATATTAGCGACAAAATGAAAGAGATTCTGTTTAACAAAGCAGCAGAACGCATTGAAATTGCTAGACCATATGTTGCGAATGCAATGTTCGGTCAAGAGTTTGAATATCCTGAGGATGAAACTGCCGAAGAACCATCGGCAGAACTCGAAACAGAAACAAATACCGAAGAGGAATCGGAATAATGGCAAGAACCTTAATTAAAGGTAATGAAATAAATGTTCCAACTTCTGCCGGTATTGGCGTCAGTTTTTCTGAAGCTACGGTAGTTAGATTGGTAAATACCACATCATCTTCCAGAGTAATCACAGTTCAACAAACTGCTGGTGGAACTGGCGTTGGTTCATTTACCATGTTGGGAAACACTACAGAATATTTGGAGAAGAATGCTCCATATACAGTATTTGCTAGTGATACTGGAGTTGTTGGAGCAAAAGTAGGATTTACCGGTTAAAACAATGAAACTTATCACAGAAGAAGTAACAAACGTAAAGGTTATCACCGAAGGCACTGGTGCCGGAAAGAAACTCTATATTGAGGGAACTTTTCTCCAAGGTGAAATCAAGAACCGCAATGGGAGAATGTATCCCATCAATACTCTTGCTAGAGAAGTAAATCGCTATTGCGAAACTTTTGTTAACAAGGGTCGCGCTCTTGGTGAACTCGGTCACCCCGATGGTCCTACTGTCAACCTTGACCGCGTTTCTCACAAGATTACTTCTCTGGTACAAGAAGGTAATAATTTCATTGGAAAGGCACAAATCCTTTCAACCCCTATGGGTAAAATCGCATCTTCTCTTCTTGATGAAGGTGTAATGCTTGGCGTTTCTTCCCGTGGTGTTGGTTCACTCCAGACCACCAGTGAAGGATGTAAGATTGTTGGTGAAGATTTCCAGTTAGCAACTGCTGCTGATATCGTTGCCGATCCTTCTGCTCCTGATGCTTTTGTTAATGGAATCATGGAAGGAAAAGAGTGGGTTTGGGAAGGAGGAATCCTTCGTGAACAACTCGCAGAACAAACCAAGAAGAGAATTAATACTCTTGTTGATCAAAGACAACTTGAGGAGCACAAACTCCAATTGTGGCAGAATTTCCTGTCAAATCTTTGATTTATAAATAAATACATGTAATTAATCAAACATTAATTATATTTTCAAATGTCCGTTGGTAACAATTTACAAGAAATGGAAAACGTAGTAACCAAAGGAGCTGCTGCCGCTGAGCCAATGCCTACAGCTGGTATCCCAGTTGAGGATCTCGGCGGTCCTACTCCTGAAAATTCAAGACCCGATGACGACTCCAATAAGCTGAAAGAGCCTGCTGGCACACTCAAGCAAGTTAAGGATGTCGTTAACGCTAAGGCTGCTCCTGCTGAAGAGGTAGAAGCAGACGAAACGCAGGAAGTAGTTTCCGAAGCAGAAGCAACCGAAGAAGAGGTTGTTTCCGAAGAGGAAGTAGCAGCTGATGAAGTTGTTGCCGAAGCGGAAGAAACTGAAGAAGAACTCGTCGAAGAAGAAGGTTTCGACATCGAAGCAGATGTTCAAGCACTGTTCGAAGGCGAAGAACTTTCCGAAGAGTTCCAATCAAAAGCACGCACCATCTTCGAGACCGCGATTGCCTCCAAGGTTGAAACAATCAAGGAGCAACTCATCGAGAGCTATCAAGAAGCACTCGTTGAAGAAGTCGTTGCAATCAAAGAAGAACTCGGTGAGCGTGTTGATTCTTATCTTGAGTACGTTGCTGATGAGTGGTTCCAAGAGAACGCACTTGCCGTTGAAGCAGGTCTCAAGTCTGAAATCACCGAATCATTCCTTGACGGAATGAAGAGTCTTTTTGAAGAACATTATGTATCCATCCCTGAAGAGAAATATGATGTACTTGAGAGCATGGTAGATAAACTTGATGAAATGGAAGGTAAACTCAACGAGCAAATCGAGAGAAATGTTGCTCTGAACCGCAGATTGGCTGAGTCTTCCGCTGACAGCATTTTCAATGTTGTCGTTGAGGGTCTTGCAGACACTCAAAAGGAAAAACTCGCTGCTCTTGCTGAAAATGTTGAGTTTGAAAGTGAGTCAGACTATCGTGAGAAACTGACCGCACTGAGAAATTCTTATTTCCCAGAGCACGTCGGAACTCCAAGCACCTCTGAGAATCTTTCAGAAGAGGTTTCTACCGATGAGGTTATTTCGGAAGAAGTATCCCCAATGATGCAAGCCTATCTGCAGACTCTCTCAAGAGCTGCTAAAAAGTGATTTCTAAATTATAAACGTTCAAACTAACTTTTTAAGAGGTTTAATTTCAAATGCAGATGCACAATACAGAGGCTCTGCAGGAGAAGTGGGCACCAGTCCTCGATTATGAGGGAATGGATCCAATCAAGGATTCCCATCGTAGAGCTGTTACCGCTGTCCTGCTTGAGAACCAAGAGCAAACCCTGGCTGAAGAGAGAGCATTCCTCTCCGAGTCACCCACCAACTCTGTTGGTAACGGTGGTTATACTTCATCAGGTAACCAGAACGTTGCTGGTTTCGATCCCGTTCTGATCTCCCTGATCAGACGCGCAATGCCTAACCTGGTCGCTTATGACCTCGCTGGCGTTCAACCAATGAGTGGTCCTACTGGACTCATCTTCGCAATGCGTTCGAAGTACACTGCTCAGAACTCTTCTTCGGAAGCACTGTTCGACGAAGCAGATACCGCATTCTCTGGTCAGTCCGCATCCTTCGATAGAACCGGCGGCATGACCAACGCAGCAGTTGGTCTTGGTACCACTGCTCAGCAGGGTAACAACCCTGGCGCACTTGACCCAACCGTTGGTGTAAGCGGCGACGCTACCACCTACAACGTTGGTCAGGGCATGCAGACTGGCGACGCTGAGGATCTTGGCGATGGCGCTGGTGCTTTCAACGAGATGGCATTCTCGATCGAGAAGGTCACCGTTACCGCCAAGTCACGTGCTCTGAAGGCAGAATACTCGCTGGAACTGGCACAAGACCTCAAGGCAATCCACGGATTGAACGCTGAGGCTGAACTCGCCAACATTCTCTCCACTGAGATTCTGGCTGAGATCAACCGCGAAGTTATCCGTACCATCTACAACGTTGCTGAGCCTGGCGCACAAGCAAACGTTGCTAACGGCGGTTCTTTCGACCTCGACGTTGACTCCAACGGTCGCTGGAGTGTTGAGAAGTTCAAGGGTCTGATTTTCCAAATCGAGCGCGATGCCAACGCAATCGCACAAAGAACTCGTAGAGGAAAGGGCAACATGATCCTCTGCTCCGCAGACGTTGCCTCCGCACTGACCATGGCAGGTGTTCTCGATTACACCCCTGCTCTGAACGCTAACCTCAACGTTGACGACACTGGCAACACCTTCGCTGGTATCCTCGCAGGTAAGTATCGCGTCTATATCGATCCTTATTCTGCTAACGCTTCTTCCAGCAACGGCAACCAGTACTACGTCGCTGGTTATAAGGGTGCTTCCCCTTATGACGCAGGTCTGTTCTACTGCCCATACGTTCCTCTCCAGATGGTCCGTGCCGTCGGTCAGGACACCTTCCAGCCTAAGATTGGATTCAAGACTCGCTACGGCATTGTCGCAAACCCATTCGCACAAGGCACCGCTGTTGGTGGTGGCGCACTCGTCAGAAACACCAACCGCTACTACAGAAGAGTCAAGGTTCAGAACCTGATGTGATCTCAAGTTCACATATTTCTCTGGGGGTCTTCGGACCCCCTTTTTTTGTCTAAATATCTAAAAAACTCCAATGAAAACCTTCCAACAATTTTGTGAAAGGGCACTCACTAAACCAGAAAAAGAAAAGAGAGAAGAAATTGTCAAGTCTATGAAAGATAAGACTGGTGATTTCAAAAAACGCTATGGTGACCGTGCTAAAGAAGTAATGTATGCCACTGCAACAAAGATCGCTAAGAGGGTATCATAATGTCAAATTCCTGCAGTTGGGCAAATCAAATTAATAATAGGAACTTCCTGTCTGGTATTGGATTTAAGTTCAATCTTGGAAAGTATCCAAAAGTTGACTTTTACTGTAACACTGCTAGGATACCAGAAATCACTCTGGCAACTGCTACACAACCTTCCTATCTGAAAGATATTGATGTTCCAGAAACTAAATTATCTTTTGGAGATTTGACAATCCAGTTTCTTGTTGATGAGAATATGGAAAACTATAGAATTATCCATGAGTGGATGTATGGTTTAGGTTTTCCAGAGACTACAGAACAATTCAAAAATATTACCACAGATAGAGATGGTATTAGGGATATGAATGAGCAATTTGCCGACGGCACACTCCGTATCCTTAACAGCAATTTTAATGAAGTTGCTAAAGTAAAATTTCTTGATATGTTCCCTGTGTCACTTAGTTCTTTGGACTTTGATGCCACACAAACAGACGTGAACTACTTTACAGCACAGGCAACTTTCAAGTATACTGTATATCAACTGACTTCTTCCGTTTAATGGATCTTGACAAAATTCAGGAGATGTGGCAGAGAGATGCTGTCATAGACCCTGATAATCTACACGATGAATCTTTGAAGATTCCACAACTCCACGCCAAGTATTATACTCTTTATAATACGATTACTTTGCTGCGCGAAAAAGCACGAGAGCAATATAATAAAGTCAAACTAGAACGCCATAACTTCTACACAGGAAAGGCAGAACCACAGGTGTATGAGGAAGAACCATTTCCCTATAAGGTTCGGGAGAAAGACGCCATACAGAGGTATCTAGATGCCGATGAGCGATTGACCAAAGTGGATATGAAGATTCGGTATTATGACGCTGAATTGAAGTTCCTTGAAGAAATTATCAAGACGGTTGCTAATCGCACTTTCCAAATTAAGAACGCTATTGAGTGGCAGCGATTCCAAGCAGGATTCTAATGAGACAATAAATACCTATAGGTGATACTTATGGGTTATGTCTCATTTGATTATTTCAAAGAAGAATGAAGTATATCTTCAGGTAAAAGCAGATCCACACGTCTACTACGAATTAGCAGACCAATTTACCTTTGATGTACCAGGCGCAAAGTTTATGCCCCAGTATCGCAACAAATACTGGGATGGAAAGATTCGCCTATTCAACACCCAGACAGGAGAGATATACGTCGGGTTGTTAGATAAGGTTATACAGTTCTGTAAAGACCAAGAATATACTTATGAGTTTGTAAACAACAAATTCTATGGTCTTCCTTTTGAGGTCAATGAGATGATCTCAAAGGAAGGTGTGAAAGATTATATGACATCTGTTAGCAAGTATGCTCCACGCGATTATCAAGTAGAGGGAGTATACGACGCTCTAAAGCATAATAGAAGGTTGTTGATATCCCCAACTGCTTCTGGAAAGTCTCTGATGATATATTCGATTGTGAGATATCACGTTGAGCGAGGGCAAAATACTCTGATAGTCGTTCCGACGACTTCCCTAGTAGAACAGATGTATAAAGATTTTGAAGACTATGGCTGGGACGTAGGTTCATATTGCCACAAGATTTATGCGGGTAGAGAAAGGGAAACGGATTCCCAAGTTATCATCACTACCTGGCAGTCCATCTATAAACTCCCCCGAAAGTATTTTGAGCGTTTTAACGTTGTGGTTGGGGATGAGGCACACCAGTTCAAATCTAAATCATTAATATCTATAATGTCAAAGCTTGCGGATGCTAAATTCCGTTACGGTTTTACAGGTACACTAGACGGAACTCAAACACATAAGTGGGTCTTGGAAGGTTTATTTGGTCCATCTTATAAAATCATCAGAACAGAAGAACTGATGAAAAAGGGGCATGTTGCCAAACTGGACATCAACGTGCTTCTATTGAAACACCCTGCTCATAAGTTTGAAACTTTTGAGGAAGAAGTTCAGTATATCATCAATCACGAAAAGAGAAATAGATTTATACGCAATCTTGCCCTTGATCTCAAAGGCAATACATTAATTCTTTTTTCTAGAGTTGAGGGTCACGGGCAACCACTTTTCGATTTGATAAATACTGGTAGTGTAGAAGATCGTCATGTCTTCTTCGTTCATGGTGGGGTGGCAACAGAAGATAGGGAAAAAGTAAGAGAGATTACAGAGAAGGAAGACAACGCGATTATTGTCGCTTCATACGGAACATTTAGTACAGGTATCAATATTAAGAACCTCCATAATGTTATTTTTGCTTCTCCATCCAAATCTAGAATTCGGAATCTCCAGTCTATTGGAAGGGTGCTCAGGAAAGGCAATAACAAGACAAAGGCAACTCTCTATGACATTGCTGACGACATTTCCTACAAGGCACGGAGAAACTACACACTTAATCATTTGATAGAAAGAATTAAAGTTTATAACGAAGAAAACTTTAACTACGATATTGTAAACATTCCACTAAAAAATTAATATGGACGAAGAATTCCATGCAGTAATTAAACTAGTTACAGGTGAAGAAATATTCGCACTCGTTAGTGTGGACGAGAATGATGGTGATCCAATACTTCTACTGATGAACCCAGTGATTATGAAAGTCATGCGTAATCACGTTGGTCAGTATGTCAAAGTAAGACCTTGGATGGAAATTCCTACCGATGATCTTTATGTAATTAAATACGATAAGATTATTACTATGACTGAAGTTAAAGAAGAAAAGGTAATTCAGTTCTATGAAAAGTATCTAAATGATGATGATACTGACTGGGAAGAAGATGGTAGAACTAAGATTACTGATAAAATGGGTTATATCTCTACAGTAGATGACGCTAGAAAGCTTCTAGAGAAACTCTATAAACTTAAAGATAATAAAGAAAGCTAAGCTATCTCTTCAAACCCAACAAAGGTATTCTACTCATATTTCAGGATGTTGTCAAGCCCTAATAATATGGTATAATATACATAACAAAAAGTTATTGACTAAAACAATGTTATGTCCAAAAAGAAATCAGA